CGGAGTCGTATTTGGCGTCGGTTGGCAACGAGGTTCGGACAATTACCAGCGGATCGGTTTCGACGACTGGCGGGTTGGTTATGGTTAGGTTCATTTGGCTTTTTGCAATACTCGAAATTAACGCCAAGACGCAGCCCGGAGAACTTTGACTTCGCGGCCCTCATGGTTGGCAAGGCAAGCGGAAACGATGTATGGATACTGGGTTGTGCCTACCATCTTCGTTGTCGTCAGGTAGTTCTTTAGCGCCTGAATGGGCTGGCAAGTAGTAGAGATTTTGAAAAGCTCACAATACATTTCCAGCGCCTCTTGACCGTAACGGCTATGGTAGTCCGCGAAGGCAAGGGCGACAATTGAGGTCGCAAGGAACCGGTTTGTTTTTCTAAGCTCTGCAATAGTCCGATAAGAATCTTCCATCTCGTAATAGATGGAAAGAGCTGATTCGGGGCTAGGCTTACCCTTGACCGTCATTTGATACCGCTTCGACACCATGGACGCGATATTCTTGTTAACGTTAGTGTTTTGAACAAATTGAACACGGTCGCATAACGACCTGGTGATTCCAGTGTCTAAATACTTCATAACACTTGGATCAACCCCAAACCGGACGGAGGCCCATACCTCTTCTTTCGCCATCGCGATCCCGGCAATCCGATGTTGCCCATCAAGAAGCACCCCTTGCTTAGAAAAGCAAATGGGCTGCGGGTGATCCTCGACCCATTCCCCGGCCCGGATTTGAAGCGCGATGTATCTCGCGCCACCGCCGCGCAATAGGCGGTTTCCGTGGTTGTAGTTTGCCAGAATCTTCTCGGCGTCCTCAGGAGTAATTTTCACCACCAGTTGCTGCGGTGTTTTCCATTCGATCTTAAACAGGCTTCTTGTGTCTCGTTTCATTTTGTTATTTGGTGTAGTGCTTCTAAAATCACGCGTTCGTAGAAATCTTTGTGGCCTCAACCCACGCAAGGAATTCCTCGCGAATAGCGGTTGGCGCTGCGGACCATGCCGCCTTCAAGTTGCCCAACACCCGCCGCTGGTCTTTGAGAATTTCTTCCTTAGATGGAACCGCTGATTTGCGGGCAGGTTTGGATTCAGGTTGCGCTTGAGGCTTTCCCTGTCCCGGCTTCTTTGCTGCTTCCCTGGCCTTCTTCCCCTTGGCTTTCACCGCTTTAACACCATCAGCGAGGGCGGCGGCTTGCTCATCTGCGGGAAGACTCGAAACCCCCCACGCGGCATTAACGGAAATCTCGCCCGAATCGACGGCTTGCACCAACTCAGGGATGCCATCGCGCTGAACTTTCTTGGCACGGTCCAAGCTGCTTCGGCCAATCTTCATTTGGGCGGCGGCTTCGTCGCGGGTCTTGCCTTCGGGGCTAGATGCACCAATTGGTGCATCTAGATTGTGCCGGTTGGTCCCATGCTTCAAATCCGCCAGCCTCGCCGCGATCATGGACCGCTGCCCATTGGTCAGGTGGCGGCGGTGCAAGTTGTGGGACACCACGAATCCCAGCGGATCGCCGCCGAGGTATTCTTCAAAGGTAGGATCGACCCCGGCAATCTCGCAGGCGCGGTGCCGGTTGCGACCGTCTAGGATCATGTCGTCCAGCGTGGTAATTGGAGTTTGAAGCCCATTCGCTGCAATGTCGGCAGCAAGAGACTGAAGCTCCGCGTCTGGGAGCATCGGGAACAGGTTGGCGTATTCGTGGTGTTTCATGCGTTTGGAAAGTTGGCGCGGGCGGCTTCAATGGCTTTCAGCGCAATGGATCCTTCTCCACTGTAATCGTGGGAGAGGATGTGGATTTCGCACAAAGCGTCCATCAGCGCGGCGCGGTCGAGTTCCAGCTTTTGCGCAACGGCCCTGATTTGATAATCGTCGGCGGCATCGGTGATCGGCGTTTTCATCGTTGAGAGTTGAAGCGGGAAAGAAGGTTAAAGGCGACGATTGCGGTAATGTTAATCGCCGTAAAAATGAAGATGGCGGCAAGGATGCTCATGGCGCTGAGCGGTATCCGACTGGAAAGGATTCGTTGAAACGGCGAGTGCGGCGGCGGGCGGGTTTGCTGGATGCCTGGACGAGTAGGCTCGCGGCGTTCTCCCAAGTGGCGGCGGTGACGTAGTCGTTGTAGACCTTGGCCATTCTGGCCCGCTGGAGGTAGTCGGCCTCAAGGTTGGCGATCTGGGTTGGTGTCATGGTGTGTGTCGGTTGACAGCCGCACAATCCTCTCGACCGGCTCGTTTGACGAGAAAAAGCGTAAAGTTTATTTGTGTCATACAGCGGGAAAAACTTGACCGGCGAGCGAGGCTTACGGCGCGTAAGGGCGGAACGACTGGCAAGTTTTTTCGTCAGGTTTATTTTCGCGGGATGCGCCTTTTTTGTTGAGGCGGGACCGGCGGAGGGGTAGCGAGTCCGGCGCATGACAAATACCACTTACGACGACTTCGTTAAAACCAAGGGCCGCAAGGCAAAGTCTCAAGGCTTTGACCCGCTGCCAATCACCGCGCCTCTTTTCGACTGGCAGGCTCACGTCGTCAAGTGGGCGGTCAAGCAAGGACGCGCTGCCTTATTCGAGGATTGCGGGCTTGGGAAAACCCTCCAGCAGCTCGAGTGGGCGCATCAGGTAGCGATGCACACGGGCGGCATGGTGTTGATCCTCACTCCGCTCGCCGTCGCTCATCAGACGATGAAGGAAGCGACGAAGTTTGGAATTGCCGCCAAGGTGGTCAAAGACCAGGACGAATGCGCAGGCAGCGGAATCTTCGTCACCAATTACGAAAAGCTGGAACACTTCGACGCTTCGCAATTTGTCGGAGTCGTGCTTGATGAAAGCTCAATCCTCAAGAACTTCACCGGAAAGACCCGAAAGCTCCTGACTGATACTTTCGCCCATCATCCCTACCGGCTCTGTTGCACTGCTACGCCAGCGCCCAATGACTTCATGGAGTTTGGCCAGCACGCCGAGTTCCTTGGGGTGATGCCGTCGAATGAGATGCTTTCCCGCTGGTTCATCAACGACACGATGAACTTTGGCAGCTACCGACTCAAGGGCCACGCGGAGGCTGACTTTTGGGAATGGGTTTCGGGTTGGGCCGCTTGCGTTTCCAACCCTGAAGATATCGGCTTTGACGGATCGGCTTACGTCCTTCCTCAACTCACCATGACTCCGGTTTTCGTTGAAATTGACGAAACGGAAGGCGCTGACGACGGCGAGCTTTTCCGCAACCCGGAACTGAACGCTACGACGATTCACAGGGAGATGCGGATTTCCTGCCCGGCTCGATGCAAGGAAGCCGCGCGCATTGTGGCATGCACTGACGGGCCGGTTATTGTTTGGTGCAACACGAATTACGAAGCGGACGAGCTGCAAAGGTTGATCCCGGAAGCCATTGAGGTTCGGGGTAGTGACACCTCGGTGCAAAAGGAGTCCAAGCTGGAATCGTTCACGACCGGCTCGTCACGGGTCATCATCACCAAGCCAGGGATCGCAGGCCACGGCCTGAACTGGCAGCATTGCAGCACGGTGGTTTTCGTCGGGTTGACCTACTCATTCGAGGAGTTCTACCAGGCGCTTCGCCGGTCCTACCGCTTCGGCCAAAAGCTTCCGGTGACGGCATGGGTGATCCAAGGTCCGAATGAGCAAAGCATCCTTTCCGTGGTCAACACGAAGATTGACGCTCACCGGAAAATGCAGGTCGCGATGAAACAAGCGGCAAAATATCTCAGGAACGAAGACGACAAGCAACTGACAATGAAAACTGACATTACTACAAAAACGGGCGACGGGTGGACTGTGGCCAATGCCGATTGCGTCCGCTATGCGCGGTCGCTAGCTGACAACTCGATTGACTTTTCAATCTACTCGCCGCCGTTCGCCTCGCTCTACATCTACAGCGCCGATGCGCAGGACATGGGGAATTGTTCCAATGACGCGGAGTTTATGGAGCATTACAAGTTCCTGATCGCTGAAAAGATGAGAATCACAAAACCCGGTTGCCTTTCCGCTGTGCATTGCAAGAACCTCGTGAACTACACGAACCGGGACGGCAAGGCGGGGATGCGAGACTTTCGGGGTGAAATCATCCGCGCCCACGTTGAGCTTGGATGGGCTTACCATGCCGAGGTTACAATCTGGAAAGACCCCGTGATTGAGATGCAGCGGACAAAAGCGCAAGGCTTGCTTTACAAGCAGCTTCGCGGCAACTCGAAATACACGCGCACCGGCATGGCGGAGTATCTGATGATCTTCCGCAAGTGGGGTGATCCCGAGGAAATGAAGGAGAACCCGGTGACGCATTCCCGCGAGGATTTCCCGTTGGATCAGTGGCAGCAGTGGGCTTCTCCCGTTTGGATGGACATTCGGCAAACTAACGTCCTTAACGTGAGGGCCGCTCGATGCCCCTCCGACGAAAAACACCTTTGCCCTCTCCAGCTCGATGTCATCGAACGAGCCGTGACGCTGTGGTCAAATCCTGGCGATTTGGTTTATTCGCCGTTTACCGGCATCGGAAGCGAAGGCGTGATGTCGCTTGAGCTTGGCCGTAAGTTCACCGGCAGTGAGCTAAAAGAATCGTATTTCAACCAAGCTTCGCAAAACCTCGCAAACGCCAAGTCGCAGTTGACGCTGCTCTGATTTCCCCATGCCGACCTGAGCATGTCGAGAAACTGCTCGCTTACCCATCAAACAAAATGAACCGCACAAAACAAATCAAACACTGGCAAGGCATCATCGAAACCCTGACAGCCTCATACAATCGCTTAGACGATGCCTGCAACGCAGCGATCAAGGCCGGGTGCATGGACACCGAGGGCGAGCTGCACGAATCCATCTGGGGCGCATTTGAAGACGCCGTGCAAATCATCGACCCGGACGGCTGGCTTGACTGGTGGCTGTGGGACAACGGTCGCGGCGGGCACGGAATGCTGGCCGGCGCGAACGGCAAGAAGGCGAAGCCGGTCAAGACGGCAGTTCAAATGGCGCGAGTGATCGTCGATTTTAAGCACGAGCCATGAGTCACCTATCCCGATCCCTAGCCGTGATCCTGGCCGGCCATCCACGGCTCGCTAATCTGATATTCAGAATCCTGAGCCACATCGAACGCAAAAAACCATGAACGATCAACCAACCGGCATCGAAGCCCAGGTCTGCGCGGACATCGCGGCACGGCAGCGGATCGGCATTGCCAAGTATGGAATGACGCTCGCGCAAAACGATCTAGAATTGCGGGCGAGACTGCAACACGCCTACGAAGAATGCCTAGATCAAGCCTGTTATTTGAAGTGGGCGATGGAAAAACTGCCTACTGCTTCCAACGATTGCGCAGAAACTTGATTCTTTTCTTGCGGAAATCATCCGGCGGGGTAGGTTTGCGCCGTCAACCAACACCGACCATGACCAACACCGAACTACTCGCAGCCTACACCACCGCCCTGAACAACGGCGACATCACCGAATCTCTCCGCCTTGCC